CTGGAGACGCTAAAGATGTTGCGGAAGGCGAAGCAATCACCCCTGACCAATTAACTACTGATAAGTCTACAATGACTATTAAAAAAGCTGGTAAAGGTATCGAGTTAACAGACGAGGCTTTATTATCTGGTTTTGGCGACCCATTAGGTCAAGCAGCACACCAAATTTCATTGGCTATTGCGAACAAAGTGGACAACGACTTAGTTGTTGAGGCTAAAAAAGCAACACAATATGTTGATGATGCGCCTGTTACTGGAGATGCACTTGATAAAGCTTTAGCAGTATTTGCGGACGAAGAAGACGCTCGCTATGTTGCATTAATCAATCCAGAAGATGCAATTGCATTACGTAAAGACACAGTAAAAGAATGGGTTCGTGGGTCAGAAATCGGTGCGAACATTGTTGTTTCTGGAACATTCGGTGAAACACACGGCGTTCAAATCGTACGCTCTAAGAAAGTAGACAAAGGTAAAGGTTTCCTTGTTAAAGTTTCAGCTACTGACACAGACACAGACGATGTTGCAAAATACGGCGCATTCGTTATCAACTTAAAACGTGATGTTGCTATTGAAACAGACCGCGATATTCTAAAGAAAACTACAGTTATTACTGGTGATGAGCATTACGGCGTGTACTTATACGACCCTACAAAAGTTGTTAAATTTGGAGGGAATGTTTAATGGGGATGATGTTACGACGACATCACCCTAAAAAGCCTGTTGAAACTGAAGCTATCAATTATAGCGAATTAACAGTTAAAGAGTTGAAAGATATTGCTAAGGAACGCAATATTGAAGGTTATTCAACATTGAACAAAGAGGAACTTATTGCAGTATTGGAGGGATAACATGGCAAATATCGCTCAAGCAAAGATATTGCTAGGGATTGAGGATGAACTTCAAGATAAGTTACTAACAACCATAGCAACGTTGACTACCGCTAACTTTTTAGCTTACGCGGGCGTGGATGATGTCCCTGAGGGCCTTGAGTATATTATTACCGAGGTCATTATTAAACGATTCAATAGAATAGGTGCTGAAGGGATGATTAATCATTCCTTGGAAGGTACGTCTATGACATTTAACTCTGATGATTTCAAAGAATACGACAGCGTGATTAAGCGAGTTTGTTCAAAAACATTCAATGCGGGGTTTAAGATGCTATGAGATACAACGAAAGAGTGGAAATTATCGCTAAGCAACAAGACGAGTACAATCCAGAAACGGGCGAATATACTTCTAATGAAGAAGAAAAAATTATCGTTCCAGTTCATGTAATGGACTTGGGCGTTGATAAACAAGTCGCAGTTTTCGGAGAGTATAAACGAGGTTCAAAAGTGGTTTATTTCCAAAATGCGCCTAAAGTATCATTTACTTATCTCATTTATCGAAAACAACGTTATAAAAGCAGAGCGGACAAACAATCTGGAAGAGTATTCTATTTAGAGAAGGATAACTCAGTTGAGTAGTTTACGATTTGAATTGAAGGGCCTTGAAAAGCTTAGTACTAAACTTAAGAAAATCTCTAAAATGGAAGAGATCGAGAGCATCGTTGAAAAAAACGGTGTTGATATGCAAAGAAAGGCAGTCAATAATGCGTCTAGGTTTAGAGGTCATTATGAAGGTAGAGGCAAAAATAAACATTTCGTCAAGCCTACAGGGGCGACTAAGCGTTCTATTTCTGTCAATAGTAGTAAGGTCGGTAGGTTCAAATATAAAGTTGCTCCAGGCACTAGCTATGCTGCTTACGTTGAATTAGGGACTCGCAAAATGAGCGCACAACCGTTTATAAAGCCAGCTTTTGACGAACAGAAAAAACTATTTAAAGACGATTTGGAGAGGTTGGTTAAATGAAATCAAGAGAGCAAGCAGTTTTTGACAGCGTATTTAAACGTTGCCAGAATTTAGGGTATAAAACGTATGACTATAAACCAGACGACAATGTGCCTTATCCGTTCGTGGAGTTAGAGGATACTACTTCTATATTAGTACCTAACAAAACGGACGTAAAAGGTACAGTCGAACTGGTTTTATCCGTATGGAGCACCCGAAAAAAACGAAAACAAGTATCGGATATGTGTTCGAGTATCCTAGCAGAATCGATGAAGATTGTTGAGGCGGACGGCTACCATGTAGCCTTAAATATCTCACAATCTACAATATCGATTTTCGATGACAACACGACAGTCGAACCACTCAAGCGTGGTCGTGTTCGTCTAGTATTTACAATTTTATAAGGAAAGAGGTTAAATAAATGCCAGTTGCAAAAAAAGGTATTGACAGTATTTTATTATTTCGCTTATTAGGCGAAGCAAGCAAAGCAGACGGTGCTAAATTAGCATTCCAAACTGAACACTCAACAGAAAAGAGCCGTGATACTAACTCGGTTAAAACTAAAGATGGAGTTCTTCAATCAGTCGGTGGGATTGAGGTTTCAATTACTGCGACAACAATCATGGCGGAAGACGATGAGCTTGTTGCTAAATTAGAAACTGCTATGGACAAAGGCGAACTTGTAGAAGTTTGGGAAATTGAAAAGAACGCTAAGAAAAAAGGCGATAAATTCGAGGCTGTGTATTATCAAGGTTACTTGACTTCATTCAAGAAAACTAAAAACGCTGAAGACTTAATCGAATTAGAACTTGAATTCGCAGTTAACGGAACTGGTGTTAAAGGTTATGCAACTCTTAACACTAGTCAAGCAGAAGTAGTTCAATATGAATTCGCTGATACAACAAAAGGAACAGCTAGTCCAGCAAGTCCAGTAGCTGGTGTACCTGGAATCGGTGGTTAGAAATTAAGAGAGGTTAACGCCTCTCTTTTTTATTGTATTTTTTAGAAAAAGGAGAAAACAACAATGCAATTAAAAATCAATGATAAAACTTACAACATTAAATTCGGAGTGAAATTCGTTCGTGCGCTTGATAAAGCTTATCCAATCGAGCAACAAGGCTTGAAATTTGGAATGGCTCTATCTGCTAAAATTCCAGAATTATATGCAAAGAATATCGCTTCATTAGCTGATATTATCTACTACGGAACAGTTACAGAAAGTCCTCGTCCTTCATTGACTGATGTTGAAACATTCGTTGAAGAGTGCGAAGATCTAGAACAATTGTTTGATGATGTACTTCAAGAATTGAGTGAGTCGAATGCGGGTAAGTCTTTGCTGTCGGAGATGAATCAAGGTCTCAAGAAGAAATAATTGAGAAATCATCTCTAGAAACGTTTGAGGAAATCATTATTAATTGTGTCCGATTTTTAAACATTACTGACATGAACGAGATAGGTCGTATGACAATGTACGAGTATGACTTGCTGATGACTGGAGTGTTGTTAAGAAAGCAAGATGAAGATGAACTCTTACATCGTTCTGCTTGGCTATCTAGACAAGTGGAAGCTACAAAATCGGACGGTAAAACTCCTTTGTATCGAAAATACAGTGATTTTTATAAGAAAAAAGATACTAATAAGCAAAAGTATCAACTCTCAGACAAAGAGAAAGAACTTTTACTGAGAGCTAATACGTAATGAAAGGAGGTATATAATGGCAGAAACTTATTCAGTCGAAGCGGTATTGACTGCTGTCGATAAAGGGATGAGTTCTACTTTGAACGGTTTGCAGAAAGCAATCAACGGACTTCAAAAGTCATCATCTACATTCGATAACATTTCAAATAAGAGCAGTTCGATGTTTAAATCGATGCTTGGAGCTAATCTTGTTGGGTCAGCGATTACATCCGCTTTTGGAAGTATCAAAAGTACAATGGGCGAAATGGTCGGAGAACTGAATAGTTCAAAAAAGGCTTGGGATACGTTCGATGGAAACCTCAGTAAGCTAGGTTGGGGCAAGGACCAGATTAATCAAGCTAAAGAGGCCATGCAAGATTACGCGACTAAAACTATTTACTCAGCCTCAGACATGGCAAGTACATTCTCTCAAATGGCGGCGATTGGTCGAAACGATAGTAATGAACTGGTAAAGGCTATGGGTGGACTTGCCGCCTCAGCCGAAAATCCTAAACAAGCGATGAAATCCTTATCACAACAAATGGTACAGGCACTAGCTAAACCGAAGTTAACGTGGCAAGATTTCCGTATTATGATGGAACAAGCGCCAGCGGGTATGAGCGCCGTTGCTAAAGAAATGGGATTATCGCTTAATGAATTAATTACCAAAATCCAAGCAGGCGAAGTTAAAACAGATGATTTCGCCGAAGCGTTTAAACGTGCTGGGGCATCCATGCAAGATATGGCTACACAATACAAGACGATTGACCAGGCTTTGGATGGTATGAAAGAAACACTTTCAAACAAATTAAAGCCCGCTTTTGATACGTTGTCTAAAGCAGGTATCAAGGCTTTAGAAGCGATTATGAATCAGATTGATAAGGTTGATTTCAATAAACTAGCAACAAATCTTGAAGGCTTTTTAAGCAAGATAGACTTTGAAGCGGTTATCGGAAAAATAACATCATTCGTGGGTTCAGCCGTTGCTAAAATCAAAGAATTTTGGCAAGGCTTTACAAACACGAGTGCAATATCTGACTTTAAACAGGCATTGAGCGAAGTTTGGGAGGCAGTTAAGAAAGTATTTTCTTCACTTGCTGGAGGAGATACGGCTTCATTTGGCGAAAAGGTTGGGAAAGCCTTGAGTGCAGTTTCAAAGGCATTACAGGCTTTTGCTAAAATAGTTCAAAGTCTAAGCCCAGAACAGATAAGAGCGATTGCTACAGCGTTCATCGGCTTTAAAGTGGCACAAAGGTCAACAAAATTATTGGCAAATGCTTTAATCGGTTTGAGCAAAGGAGTAGGCGCAGTTAAAGCCGTTTTTGGTGGTTTAGCAAGCTTTACAAGAGTGGCAAAAGCTTTAGGTGGTATCGCTAAAGGCTCACAAGCTGCAAGTTCTGCTTTGACGTTCATGGCAGGAAGTTCAAAACTTGCTAAGGGCGCACTAATCGGACTAAACATTTTCAGTAAAGTGGGCGGTTGGATTAGTTCAGCAGTTTCAGCAATCGTTGCTTTCCTTGGTCCTGTCGGTTTAGTGATTGCTGCGGTCGTGGCAATCGGTGCAGCGTTCGTTATTCTATGGAATAACTGCGAAGAGTTTAGAAACTTCTTCAAAGGTTTATGGGATGGCATTGTCAACATCGCTTCAAAAGCTTGGGAAGGTATCAAAAATGCTTGGAATGGCGTTGTAGAGTGGTTTTCTAATCTATGGAATGGCGTTAAAGAAGCGGCTTCAAATCTTTGGAATGGTTTCTTAGAAACAGCTAAACCAGTCATTGAAGCTATTAAGAACGCATGGAATAGCATTACAGAGTTCTTTTCTGGACTTTGGGAAGGTATTAAGCAGTTCGCTTCAAATGTTTGGAACAGCTTTGTAGAAGGTGCGCAACCAATCGTGGAAGCGTTGATGAATGTTTGGAACGCTTTGACAGAGTTCTTCTCAACGCTATGGGACGGAATTGTTTCAATCGCTAAGACTGTTTGGGAAGGTATTGTTAACGTGGTTAAAGCGGTTGTTGAAGTGATTAAAGGCGTTTGGAACGGCATTACAGAGTTCTTCACTAATCTTTGGAACGGCGTCGTGGAGGTTTCTACGAATGTATGGAATGGATTCGTTGAATTTATAACGCCAGTAATTGAAACAATCAAAGGTTTGTGGAATGGATTCGCAGAATTCATGTCTGGTATTTGGAACGGTATTGTAGAGGTTGCTACAAACGTTTGGAATACACTTACGTCTGTCGTTGAAGCGGTTTGGAATGCTATTCAGCAGGTTATAACAAACGCTATCCAAGTTATCCAAAATGTGATTACAACATACATGCAGATTGTTCAAAATGTATGGAATGCAATTTGGAATGTATTTACTACCATCGTTCAGACTGTATGGACTGTTATTTCAACGGTTATTTCAACTGTATTGAACGTGATAGCAGGCATCATCAAAGCGGTTACGGCTGTTATTAAAGGCGATTGGAGCGGTGCTTGGGAGGCTATTAAAGGAATAGCGGAAACTGTTTGGAATGGTATTAAGACGGTTGTTGAAACTGTCATTAATGCAATTAAAGACATCATTAGTACCGTTTTGGGAGCTATTAAAGATACTGTGACCACAATCTGGGATGGTATTAAAGAATTTATTAGCGGTGCAATTAATGCGATTAAAGAGACGGTAGTAAATGTTGCTAACGGTATGAAAGAAGGTTTCTTAGGTGCGATGGACGCACTTAAGGGCGGAGTTTCTAGCGCAATTGATGCAATCGGTGGATTCTTTGATAGATTATGGAACATCGACTTATCAGGAGCTGGACGAGCTATCATGGATGGATTCCTAGGTGGATTGAAAGCTGCATGGAGCGCTGTTACAGACTTCATCGGAGGCGTAGCAAACTGGATTGCAACCCACAAAGGACCTATCTCTTATGACCGAAGATTGCTTATCCCTGCTGGGCAAGCTATTATGGGCGGTTTCAATAGAGCTTTAATGAGCGGATTTGAAATTGTTAAAAGCAACGTGTCTGGAATGGCTGGCGGTATTCGTTCGATGTTCGATGACGCAGGTTCTAGAGTTTCAGCAATGTCAAATGCTTTGCAAGGCGATTTCTCTAACAACGTATCTGGTACATTATCAGCAACGTATGAAGTCAACCAAGCGAAAGAGCCTGCTGTTATTAACCTTGCGCTTGGTTCAAATGATTTCAGAGCCTTTGTTTCAGATATTTCAAATATCCAAAGTAAAGAAGAAAGGATAAGATTGAAGGCTTCAAGCCTTTAATGGTGACTTAAATGTATACTTTTAACGACACGGTAAAAGGCACACCGACATTTAACTCTGGTTTAGAAGTTCAATTTGGCGGTGTAAGCCTCAATCAAGAAATGAATAACGAGGACGGAACGTTTTTTGTGGCGAATACCACGGGACGGGACGTCCTTGATTTTCACCATGAAACAGCGAATATAAAAGGTCGAGACGGTCAATATCTCTATGGAGCGACTTACAAAGAACGTGAAATTGAGGTACAGGTCAGACTTACTGGTTATACTGATTTAGGCATGCGAAAACAGTATGAGCGTTTAAACCGCTTGTTGTTTTCCCGTCAAGCTAAGAAATTAGAATTTGGCGATGATGGAGAGAGATATTACAAAGCAATCTTTTATAAAGTTAAGAAACCAGAATTGGAAGATGCGAACGATACGGTTATCAAGTTGCATTTCATTTGTTACGACCCGTTCAAGTATACTGAACCTAAAAGTACAGGAAGTAACAAGGTAACTTATAACGGTGACTTTCCAACAGAGCCTATTTTGTATCTTACAACTAAAGAAGGTTCTGAAATTCGCATCTTACACCTTGAAACTCAAAAATATATCAGATTAAAAGCTACTTACGTTCAAGATTCAAGTCTGGTAATTAATTGTGAAACTAGAGAAATCACGTTAAATGGCCGAAACGAGTTGATGAATTTTGATGTGGTTAACAGTCGCTATTTTAAACTCCAAAAAGGCGTGAATACATTCCAAGTTGAGGGCGCTACATTGAATGATATCCAGTACAAAGAGGTGTTCGCATGATTTATTTATTCAATCAGACGGAAGAATTGATTGACGTTATTGACGAGGCGAGCCTAGCAGAGTTCACTCATACGATTGAATTGAATCAATTTGATAGAGCGATCTTTGAAATCCCTGTAGATTACAAGCCTAACATTATCAAAGAAGCCCAGTTTTTTGGTTTTCAATCAAGAGACGGGGCTTTTTGTTTGTTTAGAATTTCTGAAAAGTCCTATGATATTGGATTGTCTATACAAGGTATAGACAGGGCAGAAAGTGACTTACATTCATTCATCATCGAGAATAAGCGTCCTAAGGGAACCGCTGAACAAGTATTGAGTGGAATTTTAGAAGGAACAGGCTATCAATTAGGGAATGTAGACGGCTTGACTAGAACAGGAAAATTGAGTTTCTACTATATTTCAGTTCGTCAAGCGCTCGTTAAAATAATTGAATCGTACGCTTGCGAGTTTAAGGTTAGATATACCTTTGTAGAAAATAAGGTAATCGGACGATACATTGACATCAACCAGCGTTTTGGACATGTTACTGGACATCAATTCGAGTATGGCACTAACATTCTGAATGTTACATACGAAGAATCGTCTGATGATGTTGTGACGGCTCTTATCGGTCGTGGTAAGGGTGAGCAAAGCACGGACGACAACGGTGAAGCTACAGGCGGTTACGGTCGAAGAA